ATCCCCAATAACACATCGCCAATGACTGGTGTGATAGCCCCAAAAAAAAGGGCTCGGCGTATGCCGAGCCCTTTGGAGTGCCATGGGCCACGGAGGACTCGAACCTCCAACCTTCTGATTAAGAGTCGAGTTTATCAGAAAACCACCCTGTTTCACCGCATCCCGCCCTGTTCAAAAAAAACAAGCAATATCAATAAGTTTTGTTTTACCTTGTCTCAACAAATCTCATTGACTGCCATCAAAGCCAATGGCAAATTGATACCCATATTGATACCCATAAACCATTCAAAAGGATTGCCCTATGCGTTTCACAGACAAATACATCCAAAGCCTCAAGCCGCAAGGAAACCGCTATGAGGTCGGGGAAGAAGGCGGCTTGTATATTCGAGTAAATCCTTCCGGGACAAAGACCTGGGTATATAAATATTGGCACGAAGGCAGATGGCGGCGCATGACTATTGGGAAATACCCAGCTTATAGTCTCTCCGAAGCTCGGAATGAGGCCACTAACGCGAAAACGACCAGAGACAAAGGTGGTGATCCAGCCCAAATCAAGCAGGAAGAAAAACGCGAAGGCAAGGCGGCCCCGACAGTTCAAGAGTTCGGACAGGAATACATTGAACGCTGGGCAAGGCCAAACAAAAAAAGCTGGCAAGAGGATCAACGACTCCTTACCAAGGAGGTCTACCCTGTCATCGGAAAGATGAAACTCGCCAAGGTCCGGCGACGGGACGTTATCCAGGTCATCGACAGAGTGAAAGACCGCGGGGCAGAGGTTCAAGCAAACAGAGTGCTGGCCTGCGTCCGGCGCATGTTCAACTTTGCCGTCGAGCGAGGGGCGATTGAGGCTACTCCGGCGAGCCATATCAAGGCAACCAGGGAGAAAGCCAGGGATAGAGTGCTCTCCCGTGAGGAAATCAAGACCCTCTACCCTGCCATAGACGCTGCAGACCTTTGGTTCGGCTTCAAAATAGCCTACAAGCTCATTCTCCATACTGCTCAACGTCCGGGGGAAGTCCGGCAAATGGAGCACTCGGAGATCAGCCGCGATGAAAAGCTCTGGATCATCCCGGCGAACAAAACGAAGAACGGTCTTTCGCAAACGATCCCGCTTACAGATACGGCCCTGGAGCTCATTGATCAAATGAAAGCTTCCAATGATGAGCGCTGGGTAATACCCTCCCCGAGAAGGCAAGGCCCCATATCAAGCTATGGATTGGCCCAAGGACTCCGACAGATAACGCAAGCTGCAGAGCTGGAACGTGTTACTCCACACGACTTGCGCCGAACAGCGGCCACACTGATCACGGAGCTGGGGTTCAACCGACTTGTGGTGGACAAGATCCTGAACCACAAGGATCAGTCCGTGGGCGGGATCTATGATCGGCACAGTTACGACAAGGAAAAACGGCAAGCCCTGGAGGCATGGGAGCGGGAGCTCGAAAGGATCTTTACCGGAGACAACACGCAAAATAAGGTGATCCCCCTAGGAATCGAAAAGTAATTGGAGGTCTCCATGAGTAAGACAGAAAAGAATCTCGAAAAATATCATTATGCTGATAATTGGGGGTTGCTCCAAAACCAAAGGGTTAATTATTACGTATTTTGGCTTGCGGAATACACATCAAGAAATAGTCAATTCAGGGAGGAAGTGGGAAAAATTAGAGAAGTTGAAAAAAACCTTAAGAGCATGTCTAACCCTCATGCAAATATTGGTATTATATTAGGAGACGTGACATTTAATCTTGCTCCTGAACTAGCGCATGTAATAGGACACTCCTATATTGCTTTAGAAAAAATTGAAAACCTGTTGGATAAAGAAGAAAATATGAAAGATGAAAATTATGTCCTTTATAAAAAGGCCATAAAAGGACAAAAAAAGATTCTTTCTTTAAGCAGAAATTACTTCTTTTCACACAAATTGCCTGAAAGCTCATCTGATGATTTAATGGAGCACATCATAAGAGGAGAAGATATAAATAAAGATGACTGTTGCATGATGATGGATACAACGAGCCTTTCTCCTGTGAGTATCTACTCTATACGGAAACACAGGGAAGAAGATAAAATTTTGACTCTGAATGATCTATACGAAATAAACTCTGGTGATGCTTTTCTGTCAGTAAACTTTGATGCACCTACAGAACTAATAATTCAAGCAATAGTCGCCATGAAGGACAGGTTAGCCAGGATAGATGAAATAGATGAAGAGAATACTAATGGATATGAACCAGAGGTATACAGCACTGAGTTTGAAAGTATTGAAGGAGACAGCCAAGCTATTACACACAGGCTTGGCGTTTTTGATAATCACGACATTGAACTTATCGGAGCATATATCGCTTCAAAAAAGGAAATCTCTTTCAAGGTTGATGACTTCCCCAGAGTCATTGGGCTTTGGTTGTGGGATTACTGCCGAGAGAACGATTGTGGGGCCACAACCGCTATAAAGGCTTTAAGGTCAAAGTATAATCGCGTGAGTTATGCCAATGCCGATCTTCTTGGAAACTTTGACGATAAGACCCTAGAACGATTGTATAAACGCACTGAAAAATGTATCGCAAAGCCGCAGGTTTTGACCTTGAGGAGGGATGCCTAGGTAACAATATAGTTTAGGGGGGTGCACAAGAAGGGATCTTTTTGTGTCCTTACTCGGCTACTGGCCCTCGTGCGAAAACCGTCCCAACGATTTTCATTCAAAGTCGGGACGGTTTTTTTTGTGCCAAAAGGAGGCAATGCCATGCAAAGAGATCGTATCCTGCGAATCCCCGGAGTCCTCGATAAGGTAGGGAATCCTGGGCGATCCACACTTTACCGCTGGATTCGGAACGGTGAATTCCCCAAGCCACTCCAACTCGGGGGAGGGTCTGTTGGCTGGCGGGAAAGCGTTGTCGATCAGTGGATAGACGAGCGGCCAGTTGCTGAACCAAGGAACCGGGACGAGACCAAGGAGTCGTTATGAACAGACAAAAAAAGCCCGGTGCGGCAACACCGGGCTAGGCAAAAGTGCTGGAGCGGCGAACTCCAGAGCAGGTGACGAGACCTTGCGCCTCCCTCTTGATGAAAGCAAGGTCTCACACGAGCGGGAGTCAGTCTAGCTTGGAAACAAGAAAACATCAAGCTGATCCCCGCTCGGAATCCTGCCAGTTCGTCGCCTCCAAGGAAAATCAACCCTCGGAGGTGACATGACTTCTCTTGAAAAGATCCTACCTCGGGATCGACTCAGAACCCCCCACCCACTCAAAGCGAGGATTCGCTCGCTCAAGCTGCGTCAAACCGACCTGGCCGCTGCACTCGATTGTAGCGAGCCGGAACTCTCCAGGTGGCTGAACAATAGGCGAGCGATGCCTCGGAACGTCGAGGAGCGCCTGCACGAGTGGATTAATGCGCTAGAGGAGGATGACCAGAATGTCTAGAGAGAACACGAATCTCGACGAAGAAATACAAACAATGATTCAGGGCGGTTGTTTGGTGCTCCCTGCTAGCACCAAGACAAAATACTGCGACAAGATCACCTGGAGCTCATACGATGGGCCGATTTCGTTTGATCACTTCAAGGAGCTGCAGAACGGGTTCGATGGGGCCTGCATCATCACGGGGAAGCGTAGCGGAAATATTGAGGTCCTAGACTTTGACCGGAAGATAGACAAGCAAGAATTTCACCAGGTCTTGCGAGAATTCAAGGAACAAGTAGAGGCAGAACAGCCCGGCCTACTGGAAAAACTTCCGATAGAGCAGACGCAAAAAGATGGGCGGCACATCCTGTATCGCTGTACGGAAGTCGAAATCCCCGGTAATCAAAAACTTGCTCGCCTGGACCGGGAAACATGCTTAATCGAGACCAGGGGCGAAGGCGGTCTCATAATTTGCTGGCCGAGTCCAGGATACATGATAACGCAGGGCGACTTGTCAGAGATCCCGGACATTACCGCTGCAGAGCGAGACACTTTGCTCAAATACGCGAAGGCCTTCAACCGCTATATCGAACCTTCCAGAGCGGTATCAGGCAGACAAGGCCTCGCTGATGGTGACTTGAGGCCCGGCGAAGACTTCAACGAACGCGGGAACAGCATCCCCATCCTAGAAAAGCATGGCTGGACCCATGTTTTTGATCACGGCCCCTACTCCCGGTTGCGCCGACCAGGGAAGAGCTTCGGCTGGAGTGCAAGCCTAATTGACGGGAAAATCTTCTACGTATTCAGCACCAGCACTGAGTTTGAGCCGGAATACGGGTATTCCCCTTTCGCGGTGTATTCGATCCTGGAACACGAGGGCGATTTCCAAGCTGCGGCCAGGGAACTATCCAAGCAAGGATATGGGAACAAGGAAACGAGCTCAGAAACGGCCTCTGATCCACTTCCCCCTCCTCCAGGCTTCCCCCTGGAAGTCCTGCCCACCTACTTTGCCGAAGCAGTGCAACAGGCGAGCAGAGCCTATCAGACCCCCATTGAAATTCCGGGGGCAACACTTGTCTCGCTTGTGGGCGCAATGGTGGGCCGTTCACGGGCCGTTGTGGTCAAGTCAGGATGGGCCGAGCACCCTAACCTGTTTCTGGCACTCTTGGCCCGCTCCGGCCTCGGCAAGTCTCCACAGATCAGGGCATTTCTCGGCTCTGTATTCAAAATCGAAAAGGAGCGATTTGACGCATACCAAGCGGCCCTCGCTCAATATCAAGAGGAGCTGGAGGCCCGGAAAAGGCAAAACAAAGATGAACGCGGCCCAGCGCCGGAAAAACCGACCTATAAGCAAACATACGTTGAGGACTCCACAGAGGAAGCCCTGGGTGACGCCCTCTCCAGCAACCCCAAGGGAGTCCTTTGGTACAACGATGAGCTCTCCGGGTTGCTCCTCAATCTGGGCCGGTATCGTTCAGACGGTAAGTCGGAAGGGCCAAAAGCCCGGCTCATGTCTTCATACGACAGCGGGCCGTGGAAACGGACCCGTAAAAGTGGAGACAACGCATACATCCGGCATGCCTGCCTTTCTATCCTAGGGAGCATGCAGCCCGCAGTCCTGCCCCAACTCTTCGACAATATGGACGCGGCAAGCGGCTTTCTGCCCCGTTTCCTTTTCGTCCGGGCAGAGCCACAAGCCCCTCCCGTCTGGACAGAGGAAACTTTCGAGGGGGAGCACCGGGGGCGCATTGACGGGCTCATGGAGGCCCTTGTGGCCTATGAGATGAACGGCGACGAGCCCCACTATATCGGCATGACCCGCGAGGCTCAGGAGCTATACAAGGAATGGTTCAACGAGCAAGCCCGCGAGCCGTGGCGCGACTTTGACGCACAGCAATATGAGGCCCTTTCCGCCAAGCTCCGGGGACAAGCGGTCCGCTTGGCTCTAATCCTTCATGTTCTCGATGCTCATGCAGCCGGGGAGTCCGACCTGCAACCCATACAAGCAGACACGATGCGGCGGGCGCTTCAGCTCGCGGATTGGTTCAAAGCGCACCAAAGGAGTATCTGGCAAGCCCTCTCCTCTCCCCAAGGCGTTACGGAATCTTCCCCCCTGGAGAAACGCGTGGCGGCTGCAATCGTGGCCCTGGAGGAGGAGATCCAGGGCGGGAAGCTCCCCACGGCTCGTATTACTGAAAAGGTCAATGAGGGAGTCAGTAAATCCTTCCAGGTAAATTCACGTTCTGTGGGCCGAGTGGTTAGCAAGCTGGGCCTTCATACCGGCCGAACGAATCAACAGAGAACCGTAGCCATTGGTCCCGAAAAGCTGCAAAAACTTAAAAATACCGTCACAAACGTCACAAACGTCACGAACCCTGAAAAGCCGGGGGCTGACGAAGGTGACGTTTTGAAAAATGACGTCACAAACGTCACGGCCCATACATCTGAAAGTGACATGAGTGACGTCACAAACAAAAACGTCACAAGCGCAAACCCGCATGATACGGGGAAAAATGACGGAAGTGACGTAAGTGACGTTTTTCAAAGAGGGAACAGTGGCAAAAGGAAGGCGACTGTATGAATACTCCACTCATAGAACTACGTCGCATGAGCATACAAGCCCACCTCAATGGGTCGGATATAGAGCTAGAGGCTCCGCAGAATCTCACAGACGAACGCTGGGACTATGCCTTGGGGATTGCTCGGGAGAACAAGACAGCAATCATCTGTGCTCTCGAAGCGGAACGTCTATGTGCCCTCGTGGGAGCCAGGATTATTTATGAAAAAGGTCAACGAACTCTCCGCTTTGACCCTCCCTTGGAGCGGGAGGAAGTGGACCCCGAGCGCTGGGAGATGGCCGAGGAGCTGGAGGCGCTGTTCTGGGGGAGTCTGTGAGAAGCATGGATACTGAGGTAGAGACTACCCATGATCATCATTTGCGACACACGCGAGCAAAGACCCTTCTCATTCGAGCGATGGGGCGTAGCAGTGCAGCGAGCGAAGCTCCCTGTGGGCGACTATGCCTTGGCCGGACTAGAGCACCGGGCGGCGATTGAACGAAAAGAGCTCAACGACTTGGTGGGCTGCCTCCAGGGGGAGAACAGGGAGAGATTCGAGCGGGAGCTTTCCTTGGCGAGGATGTGCGACCTGTTTGTAGTGGTCGTGGAGGGTTCAGTCTCGGATCTGGCCAGAGGAAACTACAGGTCGAACATGCAGCCGGAGAGCGCTCTACAAAGCGTGGCCGCTTTCTTTACGCGATACAGCATACCCTTCCTATTTGCGGATACAAGGAGCGGCGCAGAGTATTGGACGTTTAGCTTGCTCTCGAAGCATGGGCGGGAGATTGAAAAGCAATACAAAGTCATGCGGGAGATGGCGGGCTCGTGATGCGTGGCAGAAAGTTACGGGTCCCCCGTGAACCCCCGGCACACACGGGGAAGCTAAGCGTCGATGAACGACCGTTTTTGGATATTTTTTCGAGGTGACACATGGCACCACCTGTTGAGGCCAACCTCAAACATCAGTCTGGAAAAGCAAGAGTTGCGAAGGCCTACAGATACAAACCGTTCAGAGAGCGCGTAATGGCACAAAATAACACGAGTTCCTTTGTCGATGTGTGGGGCGAGGCCCCAGAGGTTTTCCCCAGCCGAAAAGCCGTGGCCGCTTTCATTTCTGAGCGCTTCAGCCGCTCTCAGAGATCAGTCTTGCGCGACTTGGCTACCGAGGTGAAAGGGGAGAAACGCACTCCCAAGTGCTTCCCTCGTAATGACGGGCAGGGATATGACCTGCTTGAGGTCCAGCGATACGCGAAAGCTGAAGGCCTGGAGCTCCGGGAGGAATGGGGCGGCGGGGATATGCCTGACGCAGGCGATATGGAGGGCCTACGAAAATTCAAGCTGGCCCAGGAATCCCGCAAGATCCAGGCGCAAGCGGAGCGGGACGAGCTGAAGTTGGCCCAGGAACGGGGCGAGCTTGTCCCTAGGGAGAGCCGGGACCAAATGCTTGCCCAGCGGATACGGCTGCTCAAGCAAGGATTGAGAATTGAGCTCAGGAACGCTGCTTCGGATCTGCTACACGCGGCGAATGGTGACCCTTCCCTGCTTCCGCGGTTCAAGCAGCAATGTGTCGAGCTAGCAGACCAGATCATGGCGAAATGGTATCACGCTGGAGGAATAGAAGATGGAACTGACCACAGCGGAATTGAACGCGATCAAACCGAAGACTCTGAATGAAGATGGCTCGCTCCTGACAATCAGCCAATGGGCTGAAAAGGAGCGAGTGGTAAACGTCGGCCCTAGACAAGGGCATTGGTCGAATGATCCAACCCCCTACCTTGTGGAACCGATGGACGCACTCACGGAGCCCGGCGTCAACGAGGTCATCCTTTGCTTTGCTCCGCAGACCGGCAAGACCCAGGTCGGTTTTAATTTTCTTGGATACGTCGTTGATCAGGAGCCGGACCCCATCCTCTATGTCTTGCCGGACGAGAAGACATGCCGTCGAATGGCGAAGCGCCGAATACTTCCCATGCTCAGGACATGCCCAGCAACCGCGAGACAGCTCCCGGAGAGCGGCCAGGACGAAAATATATTCAATGTGAGTTTCCGCAACGGAATGGACCTTTTCTTGGCTTGGGCCAGTTCCGCCTCCGAGCTCGCTTCTGAATCAATCAGATATGTGATTTTCGACGAAACGGATAAATATCCCGCTTTCTCCGGCCGGGAAGCGGACCCCATAAGCCTCGGGAAAGCCCGAACTATCACTTACGGGGATGATGCGAAAGTTCTTTATTTGAGCACACCAACGACTGAAACAGGCGTGATCACCCGAGCGCTCGACACCGTGGCTGACGAGGTGCGGCGATATAACGCGGTCTGTCCCGAGTGCGGAACCGCTCAACTCATGGACACAGGGCAGATCCGGTGGCCGGAATCAGTAAGGGACCCCCGCGTGATCCTGCGAAAGAGGCTTGCCTACTACGTGTGTGCTCATTGTGGCGCAACCTGGAATGATCTGCAGCGGGACCAGGCTGTTCGGCATGGGTTTTGGCAAGCAGACGACCCCGTGGACCAGCCTCGGGCGGTCGGGTTTCATCTTCCCAGCTTCTACAGCCCCTTTGTGAGCCTCAGCCAAGTGGCGGCGGATTTCCTGAAGGCGGAGGCCGTCCGGGATACCGACAAAGCGGAGTATCTTTCACGTCGAATGGTGTTCGTCACTCAGCACGAGGCTCGCGCATGGAAGGAAAAACAGCGCACGGCGGATCTTGAGGAAATGCGCTCATATATCAGTGCGGAGATTCCGGGCGGAACAGCCCCAGCCGGAACAGTGGCGCTCACAATGGGGGTCGATATGCAGCGCGACTACTTTTTGTATTCTGTGCGGGCATGTGGCCGCTTTGATCCCGAGACCGAGGCCTGGAGCACTGCAACGATAGACTACGGCCGGATCGAGACTTGGGACGATCTGCAGCAAATGATCACAGACTCAGCCTGGCCCCTGGCCGATTCGGAGCAGCGCATGGCCCTTTTCCGCGTGGCCCTGGACACAGGTGGAGGCGAATCGGAATCGGGGTTAACCAGGACAGAACAAGCCTATTTGTTTCTGCAGCGTTTCAGTCCTTCGCATGTGGTGGGGATCAAGGGCGCGTCCGGGAAAAAAGCCCGGTCCATCTCTGTCTCCCGCGTGGACGCCCTGCCCCAGAGTCAAAAGAAAATGCGTCCGGTGATGCTTTATTTGCTGGACACCGAGAGCTTCAAGGACCTTCTGTGGGAGCGAATCCGGGACGGAAGCCATGTGTTCAGCGCAGACACGGGGGATGACTTTCTGCGTCAACTCCTGGCCGAGGAGAAGGTTTTGGAGCGGGGGCGCTATCGCTGGAAGCAACGAGGCGGGAGAGCAAATCACTACCTGGACATCGAAATGATGCACGAGGCCATGAATTCATCGCTGTGGAAGCCGGTCCTTCAGGCCCTCCGAAAGCCTGTGGGTATGGTCCAGGAGAACGAAGTCAAACCCAAGCTTCCGAAGAGCACCCCCCAGCAAAAGAAGGCCCGAGAGGACCCCAGGCCCCGTCCTTCTTGGTTCTATAATAGATAAACAGGAGAGGAAAGAATGAATATCGAAGAGAAGATCAATGAATTGAAAAAGGTTCTCGACAAGGCAAAGGACAGGTCTGTTGATCGGAATATCTTATTCAGGGACGCGGAGAATGTAGTCCAGATGCTCAGGCTTGAGAACGCGGAAAGATGCAACGACAACCCTTACACATCCGAAAAGATCACTGAATACATGGAGCATTTACGGCGGATACTTGGCTTCAGGAAAGGAGGGTCCAGCCCAGAGGGTGAATACACTTGGGCTTTGAAAGCCCTGGATGCCCTGAAGAGTGAGTTTTGTTTCAACACAAAAAACTTGTGAGGTAACCATGAGTGGTGAAATACTCCGGGCTGATCAAGTTGAAAAGAGACTTTCGTGCTCGCGGAGCATGGTTCATAAACTGATCAAGCAAGGGAAACTCGATGCTTTCAAGCTCAACAGTGAATGGAGAATCTATGCTGCGAGCGTCAAAAGGTATATTTCTTCGCACAGCTCGCACACTTCACACAATAAACAGTGACAGGAAAAATATTTTTTTGTTATTTTTTTCGTAAACCAAGGGGAGGTAAAACCATGTATGAAATAGAACACGAACAAGATATTCATCCTCTAAAGCTCATTTTGCGGAGGCGTGGCTTGTCTCAAACTTGGCTCGCCAAGAAGCTGGGAATATCCACCCCCAGCTTGTGTGCATACTTGAACAGACACAGGCCCCCTCCTCCAGAAATTGAGGAAGAACTCAACGCAATCAAAGAAACATTGGAGCTGCGAAAATGAAATCACCACAGATGGAACAGATGATTCACGGCCAGCCCTGGCTTATCACACGGGAAGGCCTCGAAGCCGTGCAGGCAAGCATGACCCGCTTGGGAACAGAGGCGTTACAGAAAGAGCAAGGGCAAAGGCCGAGCGGGACCACCCTGACCACAGTTCGTGATGGCGTGGCCGTGATAGAAGTCCTCGGACCGCTTTTCGCCTACTCCAGCCTGCTCTCTGAGCTTCTAGGTTGGCCCTCTACGGAGGGGCTCATGCAGGAGATCGCAACCGCTCTGGATAACCCCAGCGTGAGCTCTGTTTTGTTGCAAATCGACAGCCCCGGCGGACAGGTGACGGGCGTCAACGAGCTCGCCGGATTTCTCCAGGGGCAAAACCAGAAGCCTGTCCGCGCATACGTCGGGGGCCTTGCGGCAAGTGCCGCATACTGGATTGCCTCGGCCACGGACGAAATCATCATGGAAGAGACGGCCCAGGCCGGAGGGATCGGAGTTGTGCTCAACGCCCGGCGCAAGTCGGATGATAGCACGGAGATCGTGAGTTCAGTATCTCCCCGGAAAAGACCCGATCCGGCTTCGGATGAAGGCAAAAAACAGCTATTGCAACGGGTCAACGACATTGCGGAAGTTTTCGTGCGGAGCGTGGCCTCCAATCGGGGGCTTTCTCGGGAACAGGTGACTTCCCTGGAGGGCGATGTGACGATTGCCAGCAAGGTCATTCAAGCTGGGTTGGCTGACCGGATCGGGACCCTGGAGGGAGTCATTGAGGAGTTGCAAGGCAAAAAGATGGAGAGAGATAGCGTGACACGACACGGCAACGCAGCGGCCTCCGCTTCCAGTGGAGGCGGTCAGGAATTTACCCAGCCCCCGCAGGGATTCGAGCAGGCAGTTCAGGAATACCAAAACAAAAACGGATGTTCCCGCGGCGAGGCAATGAAGGCCGTCGCGGAGGAAAACCCAAAGTTGTATGAGGAATGGCTCGAAGCCTGGCAAAATCATAGTCCTCCTCGTGCACAGCGGAAAGCCGAGATCGAAAATCACGATTTCTGGAAAGCCGGTCAGGAATACAGCAACAAACATGGTGTGTCTCTCGCGGAAGGCTTGAAGGCAGTCGCAAAGCAAAATCCGCAGGCACATCGAAAGTTCGTGGAGGATATGCAACATGGTTAAGAACAAAGGTCTAGATGAGCGGCTCCTCGAAGAGGTCCAGAACGGCGAAGTTGGAGAGCTGCATGCTCAGATCCAAGCTCTGAGGGGAGAGGCACAGAAAAAGCAGGAATCAATCGAGTCCTTCAAGGCGCAGATCCAAGAGAAGGAGCGCGAAGCACGGCGACTGCGTGAAGAAGCCGAGCGTTGCCTTGGCCGGGGGGAGGATCCCATGCCTCTTTTGGATCAGGCGGTTCAGATCGAGAACCAGGTGAAAGGCATGCGGGAACTTCTGCCATCAGGCGAGTCCCGCCCGGATGCTAGCGAGTTGAAGGAGATCGAGGGCTTGCAGAAGAAGCTTGATGGAGCCCTCATTAAAGCGATCAACGGTTCCGACGTTGCCGGGGAAGTGGCTGCAGAGTTCGAGAAGAAATTGCGCGAGCTGCAGGATCTTGTCGAACGCTGGGACGAGGCTCAACAGTCCACTGGCCGGGCTTTCAATTCGAGAGCGCGAGGGAGCGCTCTAAAGATCCGGCATGACGCGAAGTTACAAAAATTCACGCGCGAAGTGCTCGGCAACATAGGCGGACCGTTTGCATAATACATGGGCTCCCCGCCCGGCCGCTCCATACGGCCAAACGGGCGCGAATACCGTGGGGTGGCGAGAATAACCCCCGGAGATCGCGGGCAGAACCTCCGGCCCGCGACGACATGGCAATGAGCTCAAGCCCGAAGTCAGGGCGGGACATAAGGTCTTGCCCTGGCCCGGACCTGGACCGCTGATCTTCCAGGTCCGGCGGGGCTGTTTGTGGACGGAAAACGACCGGGAATAATCGAGATTCAATCCGAACAGGATGTAGGCTTATGGAAAAGGATACAGACTACAGATGCCACTCTTGCGGTAGGCCAATAGATAGACGAGCCGGGCTCTGCATCGAATGTGAAAAGCGATTGATGCGGCTGGAGCACACCAAGGCCCAGGCTGAACGGCAAAGTCGGGAGGCAAGAGAATGAGTCCACTTCGGGCTATCCGGCAACACTGCTTGCTTTGCATGAATGGAAGCACAAAGTTTGTCCGGGAGTGTCACGAGCGGGGCTGCCCCCTCCATACCCTGCGAATGGGCCGGGCGGTAAAGGGCGTGAGCCCCTTACGTTCTATCAGGGCATTATGTGTTGACTGCCAGGGCGGGAGCTATGAGCAGATCCGCGAGTGCAACCCGAATCTGAACAGCGGTGAAGTTTGTCCGCTCCATGCCTTCAGATTCGGGAAACGTCCTCAAAATAAACAGAAATTCCCCCGACAAGAGCCGGTTTTTGAGGCTGAGGCAGTCTCCGAGGAGTAACCCGGACCCTAGGTCCGAAAAGGTAAACATCTGCATGGAGGCATTATGCCAAAACAGCACGACCCTGATCGTGATGGTTACTTGATCAAGCCTGGACGACAGCGACGGATGAAAAAGAAGTTGTCCAAAAAGCGCAACAAGCAGGCGCAAGGCTCCTGCTTAAGAAAGAAAGATCGAGACGTTATTCCCCCACCGGACTCGGATTGAGCCGAGGAGTCAGGGGGAGGCACAGCCGGGCTCTTCGGAGTCCGGCTTTTTTCGTGTAACTATAACGCACTCTTTCCTCAACCTGCCTCACTGAGCCTTTCCACGACCACACGGAACCGAAAATTGGAAGGCGCTATATTTCCGCGCATGACAAGGCAATATGAGCGAATTTTGAGAACGGGCGCTCGGAGCTGACCATACTTGCATTGCCTACAATGTATCTTGTGACTGTATCTCTGAAAATCCCTGTTACACATGAACGCGATAGGCGATAAACAACCCTTCCTGGAGATGCAAGACAGGCGGGGATCGAGGCCGTGTCAAATGTTCGGAGGCCGATGACTTGCATTGAGGAAGGAAGTTTTTGCTTGATGCCCGACAAAAAGCCTTGCAGATTTTGGCTGTGAGGCTTTCGAGCAGGCTTACACGAGGCATTGATCCCGGAAAACGACACAAGCCAAATGTGAGGCGACATAACTTGCCGGGATTCCTTGAGATGAAAGATTCAAAATGTTCTTGTGCAGAGGGGTTGACCTTATTAAATCATTTTGCTAAAAAATCATTAAATTCAAAACGGAGGTGATAAAATGACTGAGCAGCAGTTGAAAACATTGACGCTGCGAATCAGCCCCGAGGAGCACAAGCAGATCAAGCGGTTGTCCGTGGAGACCGGAAAGTCTATCAAGGACCTGATGATGGAGTGCTTGCAGCGATTGGTCCGGGAATATGAGGAGGCGACAAAAGACGAGGACAAGGAGGAGTGACCCGCTCCAGCGTGGAGCAGGCAATATAAAAATGGCCCCCGCCAGTGGTAGGACCGGCGAGGGCCTGGACACACAACCCAGAGCCAAGGAGGGATTGCATGTCCGAGGGAATCCTAACGCAGAGTCAGACGGCAAGCAACATGACGGTTCTGTCCGAGCACTACCTTTACCTGACCCCGAAGCTCTACGAGCGGCTGGATCTTCTCGCCCGGGTCTGGGCCGGGAAGACGATTTCGGTTTTTGACCTGGACCGGGAGCGCGATGGATTCATGCCTCAATACCATTGGGCGCATTGCAGTCCGTGGTCAGCAGGCATTTACCGCAAGGGGCGGCAATCGGTAGTCGATGAATCCCCCGTCCTGCACATCGCTAACAAGATCCCCCTGGAGGAGATCCGGACCGCCAACAGACCGGAGATCGACCTGGACAAGGACATCCCGCTCAATTGCTTCTATGAGTGGCTTGTGTGGCATGAGATCGAGCATTTGCTGAATGGTGACGGAGTGATCGGGTTCAGGCTACAGATGCAGGACGAGCCGAAAGTGAAGGACAAGAGGACCCGTCAGCGGATCGAGCAGGCAATGGAGGTCCAGGCGGATCGCGCTTCATTTGATCGGCTGTTCCCCAACGATGTGCTCTTGGCAAAGCATAGGAGCGAAGAAAAAATGCAGATGGTCAATGAGATCGAAAACTATTTCCCGCTCCTGGAAGAGCTTAGGGCCAAGTACAGGAAAGAGGAGATCAGACCGGCCCCTGTCACTCCAGGTGAGTATGTGCTCAAGGATCACCGGGACGGGCACATCCCCTGGGCGAAAGAGATCGAGGCGCTGATGCATTGAAAATGCAAATCAAGGGAGGCAAAGACCATGAGTAACGAGCAGAAGCAGATACCTGATTACAGTCTGGAGCTGGCTATCTTGGAAAATAAAATCCACTTCCTTGGCGAAGCGGTGCAGAACTTCGGCAGCGGGCCGAGCACGAACGTCTATGCCCAAGATGGCATGGCATCTTTTGTCAATGAATTGGCCGACGAGCTAAAAGCAATCAGGGAAGGCATTTACAGCTCACCGGAATAATCAACCGGACCGGGGCACCTCGCGCGCGCGTGGGGATGGCTCCGGCCCTTTCCAAAGGAGGCAATCATGGCAACCGCGAGGATCTTCGAGGAAGCCGATGGTAAGTATTACATCTGCGACGACGACGCGGAAATCCTGGACGCCAGGGGCAAGGGGCACCCGACCAAGGCCGAAGCAATGCGAGCGGCGGCGGATATGGGATACACACACGCTGTAGGCTCCGGCACGTATTGGGAGGGAGTGCGGAAGCTCCCACAAGACGTTGTGGCGTGAAGGAGAGAGGGGGCATGCTCGAAAAGCCAAAGCTCGAACTGGCCGGGGAGGCCCTGGTAAACCTGACCGCCCTGGAGGAGAAGCTACTCCAGGAAGGAGCGCCGGAGTCTGACCAAGATGTAACCGAGGTTCAGAATTGCAAGACCACATTGCGAATAATGCGGAAAGGATGGATCAGCCATTCGCGGGAGGAGATCACCGGAGCGCCGGATGAGGAAAGATGATGAAACAAAACGGGCCGGGGCAGGAGCTCCGGCCCCTCCAGGGATGCCAGGGGAAGGTTGATCTACATATTAGAATGGCCCCCTGCCCTAGCCCATTGATACCCAAAGCTCATTGATACCCAAATTGATACCCACAAAAAGAAAGGGGTTAAGGCTATGCCCTAACCCCTTGATATTCCTATGGGCCACGGAGGACTCGAACCTCCAACCTTCTGATTAAGAGTCAGCTGCTCTGCCACTTGAGCTAGTGGCCCTGACGAACAAAAAGAAAATTAAACCCCAAGGCCTTATTTGTCAAGCGCGGAATTCCCTCCTTCCCTGAAAATGGCTCCTCTCGTTCCCAGCTCAATCAATCACCCGCCACGTATTCCCTCACTGAGCATTTTCTGCTCTTCCGGCACACGGTCGCACAGGCATGAAGCATGGAAACAGCACGGCAGCATCCCCTCGCGATATCTTTCAGCAGCCACCCTTTTCCCGATCTACCGCTTTTCCGCTTCCTGAAGCCACGTCCCATCGACAATGCACCCGCCTAACACAGCTCAATTCTCCCCTCCCGCATCAGCTTGGCGATCCTGGTCAGTATGTCCCTGTCCAGGATATATTTCCGATCCAGATGGAGCCGGTCCTGCGTTCTGGTGATCGC